ATTCCTTCCGAGATGAAATGATTGCAGATGGTATTGAAAACTGCCTAATGTATTTCAGAAACTTTAACCCGGCAAAGAGTAGTAATCCATTTGCTTATTTTACTCAGATAGTGTATTATGCTTTCTTGCGCCGTATTATGAAAGAGAAGAAACAACTCTATGTCAAATACAAGGCAACAGAACAGATTGGTATCTTAGACGAATTTGAAATGTATGAAGATGCAGACGGGCATCAGAGACAGTTCCAACTTTACGATAATATTTCTGAATTCATCCATAACTTTGAAGAAAGTAAACGGAAGAAGAAAGAAGGTAAAGCAAAAGGTCTAGAAAAGTTTATTGAAGAAGCATGAAATTAGTTATATTAGGTGATACACATTTTGGAGCTCGAGGTGATTCGTTAGACTTTCACAAGTTCTTTCAAAAGTTTTATGATGAGGTGTTCTTTCCCTACCTGTTAGAGAATGACATTAAGGTTGTGGTACAACTTGGTGATTTGTTTGACCGAAGAAAGTTTATCAATTTCAATTCATTGTACCTTGCTCGCAAATACTTCTTTAATAAGATGCAAGAACATGAGATTCAAATGTACACTCTGTTAGGTAACCATGATGTTGCTTATAAGAATACACTTGAAGTCAACTCATCAGGTATGTTATTGAATGAGTATGAAAATGTTGCTGTGTTTGATAATTTCTATTCAGAAGAATTTGATGGTGTGTCGATTGATTTTATACCATGGCTCTGTGATGAGAATGAGTCAGAAATCTTTGCTAAGATTAAAGAATCTAAATCACAAATTTGTTTTGGCCACTTTGAGATTTCAGGCTTTGAAATGGACAGAGGCAATGTTAGCGATGTGGGTATTGACAAGAAGACATTAAACAAGTATGATATGGTCATTACTGGCCATTTCCATCACAAGTCAGATGATGGGCATATCTACTATACAGGTACGCCATATGAAATGACATGGGCTGACTATAAGGATCCAAAAGGCTTTCATGTCTTTGATACCTCTACTAGAGAATTGGAATTCATTGAGAATCCAAATCAGATGTTTATCAAAGTTACCTATGATGACTCAGATGAGAAACAAGATTTCAATTTTTGGAAATCATATGACTATGGTAAACTCAAAGGCACTTATGTAAAGGTAATTGTTGTACACAAACAGAACCCATACCTGTTTGACAACATGTTAGATAACCTATACAAATGTGGTGCATGTGACATATCAATCGTTGAAGACTTTACTGATACTGAATTTGATACTGACCAAGAAATTATTGACCAAGCTGAAGACACAATGACAATATTATCCAAGTACATTGACAACCTTCAGTTACAGGTTGAACCAGATAAACTAAAATCCATAATGCGTGAACTCTATGTTGAGGCATTGAATACAGAAGTTGCTGAATGATTGTGAAAGAATTGATTTGTATAAATAAACTATATTACATAGGGAGTTTATATGAAAAATTGTACTAGATGCCAACAGACAAAACCGTTTACTGAGTTTTTTAGAGGCCGTATTAATAAAGACGGAAGTCAAGGATATGGTGCAAAATGTAAAGATTGCATACGTGAGTATCAATTAGAATTATACCACAAAATGCCTGTAGAAAAGAAACGCCAAAGAAAAGAAAAATCTGTTCAATCTTTAGGTGTAAATTATTTTAAAAGATATAAGTTAAATCGTTATTATAATATAACCTTGGAAGAATACAATAAAATGTATGATGACCAAAATGGTAAGTGTTATATATGTGAAAAAGAGATTTTTGGTAGAGAAGTTAAAGTTGACCATAATCATTTGACTGGAAAAGTTAGAAAATTATTGTGTCATAACTGTAATACTTCTTTAGGTTTGTTGAATGAAGATGTTAAGATTTTTGAAAAGTGTATTGAGTATTTAAAAACTATATGATTATATTTCGTTATGTCCGATGGAAAAACTTGTTAAGTACCGGTAACTATTACACCGAGATTAAACTTGACTCGAATGCAAACACACTAGTTGTAGGTGAGAATGGTTCTGGCAAGAGTACAATGCTTGATGCATTGTGCTTTGGTCTTTTTGGTAAGGCCTTTCGTAATGTTAACAAACCACAATTGATTAACTCTATCAATGGTAAAGATTGTGTGGTTGAAATCGAACTTGACTGTAACAACAAGTCATACAAGATTATTCGTGGTATCAAACCAAATGTGTTTGAAATCTATCAGAATGGTGACTTGTTAAATCAAGATGCAGCTGTGAGAGACTACCAAGAATACTTGGAGAAGTTTATTCTAAAGATGAACTACAAGTCATTCACACAAATTGTTATTCTTGGCTCTGCATCATTTGTTCCTTTCATGCAGTTGTCTGCCTCTGATAGAAGAAACATCATTGAAGATTTATTAGACATTCAAATCTTTTCTACAATGAACTCTCTTGTAAAAGATAAGTTGTCAACTAATAAAGATGCAACAGGTACCAAGAAGTATGATATTGATTTGACTAAACAGAAATATGATTTAGAAAAGAAACATATTGATGAGTTGAAACAAAACAATGATGACAAGGTGAAAGAGTATGAGAGTGAAGTACTTAATAGCAACCAGACCATACAAGCCTTACATGCAGAGATTGCTAATGCCACAGTACAAGTTGAGTTATACTCTGCCGATGTGGCATTACAAACTGAAACTGAGAGTAAGGTCAAGAAACTTGGCAAACTTGAATCGCAGATTGAAAGCAATCTCTCCAAGTTTCAGAAAGATATTAGTTTCTTTCAACACAATGATGATTGTCCAACGTGTAGGCAATCCATTGCCTCCGAGTTTAAAGAGGGACAGATACAGTCTTTGCAAACGAAAACGACCCAATGTGAATTAGGTTTGAAAGACTTAGAAGCAAAGTTGTTAGAGGAACAGGATAAACTGAATAAGATTGCTGAGACTCAAAAGACAATTCAGAAGTTACAGATTAATATTGCCACTAAGAACACTTCAATCGTAGAAGTTAACAAGTACATTGTTAAAATACAGAAAGAAGTTGCGGCATTGAGAGAGACAAAAGGTTCAACACAGCTGCAAGAGACACAGCTGCAAGAACTCGCAAGTCAGTTGAAACAACTAGAATCAGACTTAAAAGAATTAATAGAAGAAAAGACATATTACGAAGCCGCCACATCATTGTTGAGAGATACTGGTATTAAGACCAAGATTATCAAACAGTATTTACCTATCATCAATAAGTTGGTCAACAAATATTTATCGTCATTAGATTTCTTTGTGAACTTTAACCTTGATGAATCGTTTAAAGAAACAATCAAGTCAAGGCATCGTGATGACTTTTCTTATCATAATTTTTCTGAAGGTGAGAAACAACGCATTGACATGGCATTGATGTTGACATGGCGTGCAGTTGCCAAGTTGAAGAATTCATCTAACACCAACCTGTTAATATTGGATGAGACATTCGATTCATCACTAGATACTACAGGCACAGAAGAACTGATGAAGATTCTCCATATGTTAGAAGGTGTTAACTTGTTTGTTATCAGTCACAAAGGTGATATACTACAAGACAAGTTCCTAAATGTAATTAGATTTGGAAAAGAAAAGAACTTTTCAAGGATATTAAAATGAGTGATGTAATTAAAATTGATACAGGTGCAGGCCTGTTTGGTGGTGAAGCGGTCATTGAACCATTGCCGTTGTATGATGACCATCATCCGATGTTGAGTATCAGAATGCCTGAACACACAATGCCTTTACCTAATCCATTGATGAGTAAGTTGGTCAAACGATTGAAACTTACCAAGAAGATGTATGGTGGTATTGGTCTATCAGCCAATCAATGTGGTATTGTTCAGAGGGTATTTGTTATTGGGTATGAAGACTTTGATATGGTCTGTATCAACCCAAAAGTAATCAATGCTTCGGCAGAGTTGTTGAAAGAGAACGAAGGTTGCCTCTCTTTTCCTGGTTTGTATGTTAAAATACCAAGAAATAGCTGGATAGAAGTTGAATATTATACTGAAGAAGGTAAGATGATTCAGACCAGACTAGAGGGTCTATCGGCAAGATGCTTCTTGCATGAGTTAGACCATATGAATGGTATTAAATTAACACAACACGTTGGTCCTGTTGCCTTGAAACTAGCAAGGCAGAAACAGGAGAAACGTATTAAGAAACACTTGAGAGCAAAAAATAAATAATGGCTTACGCATTTGATCCTAAAGATGATGTTGAAACACAATGGCAAAAGTGGTCTGCACAGTTTGTAGAACCACCAATTCTAACTGATGAGGCATTGAGAGAAAACATTATCAGAGACCTGACATTTGTATCAGGTATGGATGTTAAAGAGTACACACTATACCAAAAGTGGTGTGAGGTGCAAGAGAAGTACCCATCTGTTGTTGTGAATGACTTATGGGAAGGTGAAAAACGGGTGCTAGAAGATGAAGGTCAACGCCTTGCAATTGAAGAAATCAAAAGAAACTTTTGGATTCCAGAAACACCTGATGACTATCTAAGCCTACAACCAGAGATGTTGTACACCAGTAAGCAAGAAGACCTGCCTGAATTGTGGAATTGTATTCGTACATTCTCATCCACAATGAAGAACAACTCCAACATTGGTCGTAACCTTAACTTTGTGGTTCGTGATAAGGTAAGTAAGAAGTATCTTGGTGTTATCTGTATCTCATCCGACTTCCTTGATTTAACACCTAGAGATAATCACATTGGTTGGCCTAGAGAACTGAAGACACAAGGTGGTATGATTAACCATACGGCCATTGGTTCTACAATTGTTCCATTACAACCACTTGGTTTCAATTATGTTGGTGGTAAACTACTTGCATTGTTATGTCTTGCCGATCCTGTACAAGAACTATGGAAGAAATTGTATGGTGATGTACTTGTTTCGGTAACAACAACATCTTTGTATGGTAGAACCAAGGCTGATGGTCTATCACAATATGATAACTTAGACCACTGGCAGAAGATGGGATTTACGGCAGGTTCTGTAT